GCAAAGCTTATTGTTAGGAAGGAGGTCATGGACATGGCAACGATTCGGGCTACCATCCTTAGCGTGGCAGAGTTCGTTACGACGTTGGGCTATGCTCTGTACGTCATTGCGTACTTAATGCGTTAAGTGAGGGCCGTAGGGTGTGTTCATGGCACATTCTACGGCTTAGTTTTTGTGTGGTTTTGCACAGAAAAATGTATTATATCAAACTTTCATATTAGAAGTCGGCTGCTGACCGCCCATTGTAAACGCTACTTAGCACTCAATTATTACCATATTTTGACAATACGATAAAACCGAGCTTTTATCTCAGCATATAGCATCCATATCCTTATTTCTATCTTTCGATTCCTACCTTATATAAATATAACAATAGGCGATATGGCTCTTAGGGTTTCCCAGCACTCTAGGGGCTATTTTATTTTTACATGGTGCCGCATCCTATATTTTTATACGCAACAAATATAAGAGGGCATATTAACTTTACCCGCACCATTCTTGAGCTTTCCGCTCATCTGCATTACAGACAACACGCCAGAGATGGCAGCCGTCAAAGTGGGTAATGCACCTGCAAATTTTACAGCACTATCTGCACCGTCAACAAAAACCGTTGCAAGATCTACGAAAAACTTCGGAATATCAGACTTCATCAAGTCCGTACTAAACTTCTGGAATGCAGAATCAAGCTGATTAAGCTTCGCCTGCAAGGAATCCATGTACGTCTGGTTCTCACGCATTGCGCTGCCGCTAGAATTAAGTGCCTGCTTCATAGCATCTTCAGCAACGCTAAAATTATTCAGCAGGGCAGATGTACTCTGACCTCCACGCTTACCGGCGATCAATTCGGTAATATTTGCCTGAGTGGTATCAGAAAGGTCTTTCCAAACCTCAGAAAGCTCCTTCATAATCTGATAGGTTGATTTGAAGGTATTATCATCCTTCATGATATCAACCCCAGCAAGTTGCTTCAACTCAGAGCGAAGCTCAGATACGGAACTCGCCATTCCATCCGTAGCAATACCGGCATTTTCTGCATCAGTCTTCGAAGCACGAAGGTACATACTCAAAGTTTTTAGGTAAGTGCCACTCGCTTCACTATCCTGAAGTACGCCATTTACAGCGGCTGCAAGGCTAAGAGTCTCTTGATATGTATTTCCGGCGGCAGACATCGCAGCAGAACTTTTCTGCATGATAATTCCGAGATCATTCATACTGACAGGCTCTGTATTCGCGATTTGGTTCATGCAGTCCAAAAGATGTTCTGCGTCGTCTGCAACCAGACCAAAGCCTTGCATTGTAGAAATCAGGTAAGAGGAGGCAGTTGTTGCGTTATCAATCTGATCTCCAACGTTAGCCATAAGCGCAGACACACGAGCAAGCTCTTCAGAGTCTTTGTCCGTATATCCGAGTCGTTTCCAGTCAGCAGTACTACTTACAAGGTCAGAAATATTCGCACCAAGCTCACGAGCATTTGTTGCAGTTCTGTCGAGATATTCATTCATCTCGTCGCCAGTCATTTTACTGACCTTTTTGAGTTCAGTTACAGCCGTATCAAGCTCAAGAACGTTATCATAAACCTCTCGCAGACCTTGTTTGACCATTGCAACGCCAGCCATAGCGATGGCGGTCTGGAAGTGCTCCTTAAACAAACGAGACAGTTTTTGACCAAGCGTTTCAGTTTCTAATCCAGCTTTATAACAAGCGTTTTTAAAGTTCTCAACCGCCTGCTCTCCAGCTTTAAAATACGTACTAGAGTCCTTTAACATTGCAAGAATTCTCTCGTATTCCTGCTCGTATTCACTGCCATTAAATGCACTTGTTAAAGAATCTTTGTATTTTTGAAGCTCACGAATCAAATTATCCAGATGAAGTCTATTATCAAGCTCTTTTCCTGTCAATTTTGACTCACTGGAAAGATTAGCAAATGATATGTTTGTTGCATCTATTGCAGTTCTTAAAGTATTAAACTGAAGATAGAGGCCGCTCAAATCACCAGTCTCGATAGCTTGTCTTAAACCTAACGACAAACTTTGAACTCTTCGCTCAATTTCTGGAAGACTGTTTCGTAAATTAACAAGCTCTTGGTTATCAGGATTGATTGAATCAACACTATGTAACTTTATACTTAATGTAGCGTACTCTTTTATAAAGTTTTGAATAGCAATTCTTGAATTGTCAAGTTGCTTTGCAAAAGAATTATCTGATTGAAACTGAAGCTTTTGCTGTAATTTATCTAACTCGCTACCTTCACCTATAGAAATATACTCTCTAAGAGTATTCATAAGGTTAGTTAATTCTGTTTCTGCTTCAGCCAAACGTCTTTGCCAAACTTCAATTTGACTACCTTGTTTTGAAGGGTCAGCGGTAGATAACTTGTTATTTAATTCTCCAATCTCTTTAACAAGTGAATAAAATTCTTTTTGACCTGATTTTGCTTGAATATCTGCTAGTCGAGCAGCAAACAACGCACTACGATTATTTAACTCATTCATGATGGTATCGAGCTTACTGAATTCTCCAATCTCGATATTACCACTAAGCTCATTCATGAGCTCTGTCATACGAGTGCCCATCTCGTCAAGCTGACGATTACATTCTTCAAGCTCTCTTACACTACCTTCCGGTAGCATCATTGCTTTATTATTTAGGTCATTAACTTTTTTTACCAGATCGTAAAATTCTTGCATTCTTGCATTGAGTTCCGCAACCTGTTCAGTATCAGCCTTTTTTGCAACAGCAAGATTTTCCTTTCCTGTAACTTTTCGAGTTAATTTATCAAGGTCGCTTCCTTCTTCAATATTGATATACTCACCATAAGTATTCATCAACTCGGTAAGACGACCTTCTGCAATTTGTAATTGACGAGTCCACTCCTGAATTTGATTTGTCTGTTTTGAATAATCTGCTGTTTCAATTTTTGTATTTAGTTCACCGATTTCTTTAACAAGGTTTCCAAATTCGGTTTTACCAGCAGCAACCTCTGCATCCTTGAGTCTCGCAACAACCATTGCGGTGCGCTGTTCAAGAACCTTCATTTCCGATTCAAGTTGACTCATTGAGCCAATTTCAATCTTATCGGAAAGCTCGTTCATAAGGATCTTCATCCTTGCTCCGGCTTCATCAATAAGTTTATTATATTCTTTTAACTCATTTACGTTTCCGTCTGGAAGTGACAGAGCCTTATTATTTAACGTATTTACCTTTTCAACAAGAGAGTAGAATTCTTTTAATTTCTTTTCTGACTCATCAACATCAACATTAACTTTAATTGCTCCATTACTCTTGCTTGTTGATCCTTGAACCTTTTTAGCTGCCTTCTGCACAGCGGCATCAACATTAGATTCATCTATTTTCAAAGTGAGTTTTGGAGACTCTACCTTTTTAATGATTCGCTTCAATGCGGCATTAACATTGCCGATGGTTGCGCCTTCGTTTACACCAAAAGCAATCTCAACAGGAGCCTTTTTAAAACTGTTTTGAACTCCTTTAAATTGATTTTTTAACTCCTCTGTAGTAGTATCAAGAACGACCTTGACCTTTATGGCCGTTACAGAGGAAGTATCAGCACTACTTGCGGTGTTTGTATTATCCGCCATACCGTTAGTCACCTCTCTTTTCCATTTTCAACATTCCTTTCAAAACAAAAAAGAGAAGCGGCCAGCTCCTTAAAGCCAGCCCTCCTCTCATTGAATTTTATTCCAAATAAATCCTCATAAAAGATGGCTTTTACAATCCATGCAAAGCCGTCTTAACAATCATTGCCGCCTCGACCTGAACAGGAGAGACAAACTCTCTCTTGGGACGATATCTCTTAGATTGATGCTGAAGATAATAAGTTAAATCCATCCATAAGCCATGTTCAATCCAGTTTGCGAACATGGTTCCGCCAACAGCTTCATTTTCGGCTTCGTTAAACTCGATATTTACTGCTGTTGGATCATTGTGAAGACCATTTCTCTTATCTAATCCATATTTAACCTCTGAGGAATCAATATTTCCTGAATAAAAGTAAGATACTTCTGGCCTCGCAATATCCTTAACAATCAGCGAAATAGCGTTTCCATCACGAGATACGTTACTAACAATGTTTTTCGCATCAGTGATTCCAGAAATCCCAAATCGTGGATGAATGTTTTTCTTTGCACTTTCAAGCAAACGTGTCTCTAGCTGTGGAGCAACATCATCACGAACAATACGCTCCACACCATCCGCCACATCGCTCAATAGATCATCGAAGTTTGTGTATGACTGTTTCATTCATTCCACCTCAAATTTCAAACCGATCCTTTGCAGACTGAATCTTTGTCGTATCCTTTTTGATATAATACTTGTTGGTCACATCCGTGCCAGCATGGTTGAGCAGGGAAGAGACATCTTCCAGACTCATACCTGCATTCTTCAGCAGGGTAGCACCACTGTGCCGGAAATCGTGCGGATGCAGCGTAGGCTCATCAATCATCTCACCAATCTTCTTACACCAATCACCGGCAGTGCTTGAAGTAATCGGCATCCATGCGCCATTGATTTTCGTACCAACAAACACATAGCCGCCATCCTCAATATCATGCTCAGTGCGATATTCTTTCAGTTCTTTCAAAAGCTCAGAAACTTCCTTGCTGAACATCAAATCAACGATTTTACCTTCCTTTTCCAGAACGTCATGCACCATACGGTTCTCATAATCGATAGACTTCCAGAGTGTATTCCGCACAGCATTGACACGAGCCATAGTGGATAGCGAGAACAGTGCGTACAGACGCAGTGTCATCGCATTATCCTTCATGTGAACAGTGGTCGCAGATTCAACCAGAGCGTTCAACTTCTCTCGCATCAACTTAACCTCATCAGGCGTAAGGTATGTCTGCTTCACAACAGCCACATCCTTAGTCGGGCGGTCAATAAACTCCATCGGATTTTCTTTGATGATTTTCTTCTTGCGAAGATACCGATACAGCGCAGAAATCGTACTCATGCGCCGCTTCATACGAGCAGAGTTATTTCCATGCTTCTTACAGTAGAACAGAAATTCCTCAATATCCTCTTCTTCAAGTTCCGTCACAGGGGCATTGCCCTGATTGTCCAAAACATAAATCATCCACTGTTTGAAATCCGATTCATAATTATAAACAGTAGACGGGCTGAGATCACGGATGCCCATATCATTCTCATATCTATCCCAGTATTTCAAAGACACTTGGTTTACGTTCTTGAACTTCTCAGCATCCCATAACTTCAGCGGTTTACTTCTTGTAGCCATATTAAAATTCCCTCCAACCCACCTCTAAAAGTGTTTATTCCTTTTTATCTTTTGCCAGCACAGCAGAGATCTCCTGCTTATTGTCCAGCAGGGCAGAAGTTACTTCAGAAAACTTTTCAACATCAAAGTCTTTCAAGTTACCCTTCACATCATTCAAATAGTTCTCCATAAAGTCAACGAAATCAGAAATAGGGTCAGGCTTCTTAATAATCTCGTTGAGCTTGCCACAGAGACCAAGGACAAGCCATTCTTTATGAGAACGGTCAATATGCTCGTGGACAGCCTTCTCCAGAGAATCGTACTGATCCCAGAATGCAGAAGTATCACAACCAGCCTTGTTAATCTTGAAGTTAAAAGACTCGTAAGCAATACGCGGCCACTCACTCTGCGGCTCACTACGATAATCATAATCCGCAAAATACTTTAGAACGGTTAGCCGAAACACCACATCAAGCAGTGCGGGCTGATAATCACCGTCAATAGTACATGCCTTAACTACTTCATCAAGAAACTCATTTCGCTCCTGAAAATTTAAAACCTTCATTTTATCTCCCTTTCGTCTGTGCTTGCTTTAATTTCTTTCGCTCTTTTCGAGCTTTTTTTAGGTCGTCGTAATCGACCCAACCTCCATCAATTTTGGAGTATGTAATCCAGCGGTAATCTACATCAGGGTACTTGAACCAGAACATCTTGCGCTTCATCAGCGCAACACTATCAGCGAATCCTTTCGTATCAATCACTTGTTTGCTGCCATCTCGATATGTAATTTCATAGTCCGCCACATAATCAATCTTCCGCACCGCTACGTCCTTTCCGTCTTTATCGACCCGGCGGAACGCTTCCTGCAGAAGGAAGGGGACTTGCTTACGACACTCTACAATTTCGCCGCTTGCCAGTCTTGGCAATACAATATCTCGATAAAACAACATTTCTGCCTTACTATCATAAACTACGCCATCGTATGTTCTATCTGCTGGATTCTTACTGACATTAAACTTTGTCCTGTTCTTTTTCTCCATAAAACCACCACGAAAAACAAAGGGGCGGTTATGCCCGCCCCTTACGATTTGATGTTCTCTTAACTACCGGCTTCACGGGCGTCTCATCCTTTACATCACTAGATGACTCATTCTCAGCCTTTGCAGGCTCATCCATGATCTCATGGAAAACATCACGAACAGCTGGGATAAAAGTCTCTACCTCGGCTTCCGTAACATTCTTGTACTTGCGCATCAAAAGAGTAGTCAGATCTGCTTTTGCCGTCTCTTTTGAAATAATTCCCTGACGATACTGGTTTACGGCAGTCCACACAAGAAAGTGCGGCTCAGTGTCGCAAATCATTCGCCAAGGATTAAGACGCGCATCCTGCTCGCAATGCGGGCAAACCGGATATTCTTTTCCGCAAGTACGGCACCAATTCAGATTTGCCATTAGGCAGCAGCAGTCTCAATACGGAACAGGCGCTTGTCTTCAGAGCAGTATTCCTGAGTAGCGCTAATCTTGACCGGATGAGCCAGCTCATTGGTGAAAGTCATATCGATAGCATTATCCATCTTGGCATTCGGGAAGATGATACGCATCAGCTTCTTGTTTGCCTTATCGCAGGGATTGTAGCAGAATGCCTCAATTACGAACTCGCCCTCGGTAGAGAACTTATCGGCGCTATCATTGATAGCAATACCCTCCTCGCTCTCGTACTGATACTTCACAACAAAGCGGTCACCAGCCTTCAGATTTGCACCAGTGGGCAGAGTGACCTCAGTACCAGTAACAGAGAACTGAGACTCTGCGGTCTCACCCAGCTCAAAGGTCTTCAGTGCATTACCCTGACCATCGACCAGATCGATGTACTTAAAGGGGGCATTTGCAACAGCAGTCTTGGGGGTATGGGTCAGAGTCAGCTTCTTGCCGTCAGCAGAAGTCAGGTACTCAACAGTAGTAAAGACCTGCTTTGCCTCAGAGGAAGCAACCTCCTTCTTGGAGCCCATCTGCTCTGCCAGAGCACCCAGATGCATCAGAGCATTAGACCAATCTGCCTCTGCAGTCTTGCTCTTATCGAATGCCATGATGTTGACGCCCTGTGCATCCTGAGCGTAAACGGTCTCGCCGCCCAGAGTCAGCTTGAAATCCTTAACCTGATTCATGGTCCACAGACGCTTGCCGTTCAGATCATACTCGTGAATGCGATGAACGCGGTCAATAACGACCTCATTAAAATTAAAATCGCTCATAATATTCTTCCTTTCAATTTATTTGGATAAAATAAAAGAGCAAGGTCAATCAACCTTGCTCGTCCAATCCAGTTGTGCTTTTGGAATCTTTCCAAATTCCACGGTGCCAGCATAAACGCCATGCATCGTATTGTCGTAGTTCTTTATTTGCTGAATCTTTCTTACATGATTCATAAACACACTCATAGGGTAGTTCATAGCCTTGAAGTAATCCGCTTTAAAGCCGGAGGAGCACGCCATTGAGAGAACAAGCTCCGCAAGTCGTGGCTCATAACGCTTTATTTTCTGATACTCCAAATTATCTCTGGCTTCCTCTATCATTGCAATTCTTGTGGGTTCGTCAGCGGCAAATTCGGAATGCTTTTCAATTCCATTCGCAGCACATAGGTACTGAGAAATTGTTTCATACACTACATGGTCAATACGGGTATCCGTAAGTCTGTTATGTAACACAATTTCACCACTTATGTTATCTTTTGCCATTACAAACCCAGAAATATCCATATCGCCAAACAAAATAGACATATCTTGATTTTTGTTGCCCATAAAAAGTTGCCGAAACATTTCAAAGTCCGAAATCTTCTGCCAATCAACCCCAACAGAGTCAAGTTGTGCCTTATAGTCGCTTGATGTAGAACAAAACAAATAAACCAACTGAAAGTACTTTTGCTCGCCATAATCGATAATATCACCGACAGATGGCATACGAATCGTAATTTTATCGTTGACTTTAAAATCTCTTCCACGCATCAGGCTAGGCTCGTACATTTCTCTAAGCTCCATCAGCCACACCCCACAAGGTCATCCAGATCCTGCGTCTTAAACGTCATAATTCGCACACGATGGTGTAAATCCATGTTGTCCTCGATATTGGATGTGATTTTAAGCTGTTTGATTCCAAAAATTGTACTGCCGTGTAGTTCTTTTTCCACAAGACCACTCAGATAGTCAACTCGTGTTGCACCACCATGGCCCTTCATTTTCATCAGCGCCTGGTTCACAATAACCCACACAGTAAGTGTGAAGTTTTCATACCAGTCGTTGACGTTGCTTCGGTCAGTCATATTTACCTTAAAACAAATATAGCTGTGCGCTGCCTCAATCGTGTCAGGAATATGGAAGTATGGGAAGATGTATGTATAAATCGCCTCGTCAGGCTCTTCAATGTCATCATTGCCCATCGCTTCAACAAGCCCAGCAGTATTAACCAGCTTCAAGGCCAATTTGTTTTTATAATCAGTAATCAATTCACTCGTTGTCACAGCAAACTCACCACCTTACATTCAATGGATGCATTTGCTGTACCATCTGCATTCGTCAAAGAAATTCTTACAGTTGCGCCGTCCATGATACTATTATTTAAAATACGAATTTTAAAAACACCATCTATGGCACTCTGCGTTTCTACAAATTCCTTGAATTCCTCAAGGCAAACGAACTTCCACTTAGCAATTTCAGTAATTTCCTCACCAGCAACATTTGTGAACATAGGAGAGAATTTTTTCCAAGAACCACCAATACGAACCTCTGGTTTTCCTACATACTTTATAGTAGCAGTCACACGAGAATCTATTTCTGATTCGTTGATTTTGTTTGGCTCAAAATAATCACAAATCATCTTCTCAGCATTATCCGTCTTACTGTTATACTGATCCTGCCGGATGTTCAACACAAGGAACCCCTGTGTCTTGCCATGCAGTTCGTAACGCTCTGTACTCTGGTCAACAGAAGTCGTAACATACGTTTTCGGCTCGCCATTGATAATTTCCAACATAAAGCGCTTATCAAGGTCGATCAGTGCGGTCTCGTCATCAAAAGGCATCTGTACTTTATATTCACGTTGACTCAATGAAGTCATAATAATCTCCTTATTATTTGCGTAATAAGGCTTGCTCAGTGTTGCCCAACGAGAAACTATCTCACCAGTAATCGGATTTTGCCATTGGATTTGACGGTTACACAGCTCCATTTTTCCACGAAGAAAAATTTCATCGTTTGGCTCAATCTCAGTTACCAGCTATTTACAATTGTAGCAGTCAACAATGTCGCCAAGATTCAAAGAATCACCAGGATAAGCCCAGATTTTCTTTTCCTTAGCAATACTATTACTGCGACTAACAACCAGCTTCTGAGGTAAACCATTCACAAGAGCATTATCCTCGTAATCAACGCTATCTTTAAAATGTGCAGCAAAATCTCGCTTTGCAAAAGCAATTTTGACATCCTTTTTGTTAGACATTTTTGCGGCACCACCAACAGCTCGTGCCCTTGTATAAAAGTCCATCGGTACACCTCCTTACTCAGAGTAGGAAGCGTATGTATCATAGTCGATGGTCTTACGCTTACGGGTCGAGCGGTCTTTTGCCATATAGTTGTCTAACATCGTCATATTCTCCTCGTGAATGTCTTTCACAAGAGCACGAATACTCGTGCGCTCATTAGCAGGGGAGAATACTTGTAAACTCGTAGGAAGGTCCTGTGCGCTAAATGCTTTCAACTTCCCAAACTCACGCTTAAAATGTTGCTCCAACATCAAATGCGCTAACATATCAATCTCATCGAATGTGAGATCCGAATTAAACTCTTCTAGTTCTGAATCGTAATCATCGAAACTAAAATCCTCTTCCGGTTCAATGTTTCTTGTAATCACAGAAAGTGACTCCATCAAATAACTTTTTGCACGGTCATGTACAAGATCTCGCACTTCATTCTCGCTCAGGTCAAAATACTGAAAGAAATTACTATCAGTTTCTACCAGCTCGTAGAACTTGTCGTATATTTCCGAAAATGCGGTCACATTATCCCTCCAATCTTACTCGGCGGGAACAACCTCCGCCTTTTCTGCCTCTGCCTTCTTACGGCCACGCTTGACAGTAGTCTTTTCTACAGAATTATCCGGTGCAACAGTCTGTGCGCCTGCCATCATAGCCTGCATCTGTGCCATCATAGCCTGCATCTGCTTCTGCATTTCAGCCATCTGGTTCTTTGCAGTTTCAAGTTCGGCCTGAACATTATCAGCAGACTTGGTTGCAGGTACGACAGACAGCTCACTGTTACGCTTGCCAGCACGGAGCTCCTTATAACGCTCGTCAATCAGGCGCTTGACCTTGGTAGACAGGTCTTCACCGGCATTGGTCATACGATAAAAGCGACCACGAATACGCTCAAACTGAGCACCATCCTTAATGTCAATCATACGCTGAAGATTCTCGACAGTGGGATTCAGAATCGCATTGTCGATATCTTCAATGAATAGAACATCGTCGCCCTTAATGCCAATAGCCTTAAAGATTTCATTCTGCTCTTCAGGGCGAAAACGCAGAACACCGTTCTTGAACGCAGAACAAGTGCTATTCATATACATAATCTCCTCCGGCGGAATAGGAATCACACAAGGATCTTCCACACTACCGGGCTCGAAAGTATAACCCTTACCGTTCAGTGACGAAATGGTAACCACGTTATCGTCGCAGTTCAGAACGTCAATAAACTTCTTTTCCATCACGGAACTCATAATTTGTCTCCTTTTCTATAAAAGCGGAGACCGCAAAGTCCCCGCTCAAATTTGCCTTTGGTAAAAATTACTGCAGAACAATCTTAGCAACGCGCTCGATATGATCAATGCTATAGCCGAAGGTAAAGTCCTTGACCATCAGATGGATCTTTTCGTTGTTGTTGTCGTGATCCTCGTAAGTATGAGTCTCACCCTTCATGTCAAGGCGACCAATCTTGCCTGCGATGCCATAGATACGCTTATCCGGGATCAGCAGGGAACCATCACCCAGCTTCTTAGCAGAGCTAATACCAGTGATAGCAACACCATCATAAGTCTTAACCAGACCATAACGGTTGAACTCGTCCTTAGCTGCGTCAGACAGATACTCAGCGTAACCGGTCATACGACGCATCTTGGCACAATACTTCATCAGGCTGACAGTGAAGGGATTACCACCATCGGCGTACTCATTCAGATACAGAGCCAGAGCGTCCATGTCCTGCATAGTGGGCTCCTTGCCCTGTGCATCGATCTTCTGCTCACCACCAGTGATAGCGTCATCAACCATGCTGAAAATGTCATAGAACATCTGGTTCTTCAGAGCCTCAGTCATAAAGGTGGTCAGAGTTGCCACACTCTTCCAAGCATTACGTCTTACTTCCACAAAGCTAAGATCAGCCTCAATCTGCTTATTACGCCAGACGGGTTTAATGGTCTCGTAGTGCAGGTAAGACTTCGGCACATTGCCACCCTTAGCTGCATCATAAGCCTTCAGAGTATTCTTAACAGTACGACCTGCCTCGTAGTCATCAAACTCACCAACATTACCACGCTCAAACATGGAGTCCAGAAGTTCGTCAGGTGCACCATACAGCTCATCAGTCACGGTGCGGTTAACAAACTGAGCAATCTCCTTATTGGGATCGCCCTTGTCAATCAGCTCCTCAACATGAGCGCCAACAACCTCTGCAATTTCCTTGTCCTCGGCATCCATAGCGCGATTGTACTGAGTCTTCTCAGCAACTTCATAAACACGACCAGGCTGCTTCATCAGCTCGGCCACTTCAATATTCAGTGCCATAATTCATTTCCTTTCTCTTCGCGCAAAATAAAAGAGCTACCGTCCAAAGACGATAGCCTTAAATTTCACGTATCATATTCAAGATTTTTCTCTCAATCAAGCAACAGTCTTTGCCTCGGGCAGCACACTGATCATAATCAGCTTGTGGCCGTTGTCGTCCATCACACCAGCAAACTCAAAACGAGAAGTACCAGTAGTAGCAACCTGCCACTTACCGTCAATATTGACCTCCAGCAGCTTGCCGATATTGGTATCCTGTGCATCGCCATCCTTGTACTGGTCGGTGCCGTACAGCTCGCCAGCATACAGAGGAACACGCTTCACCAGCACACCTGCCTTAATCTCGGTTGCCATCTTATCATAGTCATCAAAATTAGTCTGGCTTGCATAGATGCCCTCCGGGATAAACTCATGGGCAACCATCTCGATACCCTCAGCGGTAACTGCGTCAGGGAACTTAACCTGACCAGCCTTGTGGTCAGCCTGGACACCCATGCCGGTGACCATATCGACCTTTGCGGCATAGTTAGCGGGAATATTCTTCGCGCCGTTTACCATCAGTTCACGAATCATAATATTTTTCCTTTCTCTTAAATGTTATTACTTACCCAAATATTCCCGCCATGCATCACGCTTGTTAGCGTTAGTGGTGTTATACTTGGTTTCATTCAAATTCAGCTTGATGCTCTCAGACTTATGTACCTCAGAGGTCTCAATCTTCTTTTCAGCAGGCGCCTTCTTGGCAGCTTCAACGCAACGCTCGGCAATCACATTCTTGATGCCGGTCTCGTCCAGATTCTCAATCAGACTTGCGTAATTGCCACCATCGGAAACTTCAGCTTCAGTAATCATCTTGCTGGAGAGTGCGTACTGACGCAGATCCTCCTTCTTCTGTGCAAGCTCTGCAGCCGCTTTTTCTGCCTCTGCCTTCTCTGCCTGATCCTTATATGGAGTCAGAGAAGCAACCTCTTCCTTTGCACTCTGCAGCTCAGTATTCAGACTTGCAATAGTGTTATTCAGCTCCGCAATCTTGGTGTTAACATCAGAAATAGAAACAGTCAGAGTGATACGCTGCGGCTCGCCAAGAGAAACCTCGTTGCCCTCAACGGTGTAAGAGAACATTATGTAATCCAAATCGTTCATACAACGACCAAATTTCTTACACCAGATAGTGTGATCTTCGGGGAACACTTCGGCTAGATACATATCTGAATTAAACTTCACAACAGCCTCATTCAGCTTCTCGTACAGGTCATGACCGGTCAAACTGGAAGTCTCAGTGGTAGACTCCGGCTCTGGCTCACCAGCAGGCTCAGTACCGGTTTCAGGCTCAGTCGGGGGAGGGGTTTCACCACCTTCCTCGGAAGTCTGAACATCAGGCTCTGCCGGAGTGGTGGGCTCAGTGGTAGACTCAGTAGCCGTCTGCTCTGCCTGCTCAGTCTCGGTTGAATTTTCAACCTGTGCGGTCTGAGTCTCCTTATCCTTATTCAGTTCCAAATTTTTTGCCTCCTTTTCATTAGATTCTATATTTGAAATCTCTTTTGTATCCTCGATATAGGCATTTGCCAATTCAAGACCAAAATCGGTTTCAGCGACTTCAAGCAGTTTAGAGCACTTATATGCTGGTTCAACATTTGCACCAAGCAAGCAATGTGCAGTAAACACACCATCGTCAATGATTTTTGCCATGCGGCCACCCACAATTCCCTTATGAGCTTTCAGCACATCAATTTCCCAACTGGTATTTAATGTGCCGCTCTCAATACGGCGCAGAATCGTCGCACAAGCCTTTGGATATCGCTTCCAGATCTTACAAGAGGCAACAATAAAGTCGGTATCGTCAATTCTCTCGATACCGACCGACTGAAAACTACCGAACGCATCAGTGTCAAATTCGGCAGTCTTGTATTCATTGCCATCATCGTCTTTTCTGGTGACGACTTTCATATTGTGACCGGAAAAATCCAGTTCACCCTTTGGAGCTACGACCAACTTGCCAACAAGCGGGTTGCCAACCAGTGTACTCATCCAACTTTCAATGGTGTCACGATTCAAAGCAACCTGATTCCCATTTACTGAGAAGTCACAGATGACAAACTTGGCAAGATAGTGGTCTGGATGCTCCGTAATCTCAGAGCAACAGATATTTCTACTATAGAAATACTCCTTACTCATCGTTTATCACCTCACTTACTATCTTCATTTCTCTGCTGGTCATAAATTTGTTTTTCAGTTTCCTCTCCCTTTGGACGACCTGTCTTTTTATCACTGTCACCACCACCGCCGGTGTTACCGGTCGATGTATAAGAGGTCTGACGAGCTACAAAAACATCGTCATAACCTTCCTCGGTTTCAGCCTGACGCTTGCGTAATTCGTCCTCAGCATGAAGCCCCATATACTCGTAAGCAGTCTTGTAAGAACAGTTCAAAGTGGTAAACAGGAACTGAGCAATCGCCTTCTTCATCTCCATACCCATCATTTCAGTAGTAGAGACCTTCACATCAGGGCAGTACATCGGGTCTACACCTGCATCTTCAAGGCGAATTCGATACCATCGCTTTAATACATCCTCAATCTGTTCCGCAATCTTACCGATATTTTTCATCAACTGGTCAAGAGACACCTTTGCAGTTGAAACAGTCTGCTGACCGTCGGTATTTAAGAAACTGATACCCAAAGCAGCCATCTCTCGGTTGCGATACTGTTTAACAGTCTCGATATTTGTCATCTCAACTTTTGGCTCAACATACTTGATATCCTTTACATAAGGAGCGGTTGTCACAAGCACAGTATTTTGTTTCCATGCACGCAGCAGGTTATCGTGCGCCGTCACTTGTTCAGAGAAGCCCTTTTTATCTTTGTTTGGTCCCATCAACTCAGGGTCAAGCTGTTGCCAGATGATTTTCTTTGCCTTTGCCTTAGCATTTACACGGTCTGAAGTATCAAAAGTTTCAAGCATCAATGCCGGACGTAATGCGCGGAACAGGGGAGAGACGCCATATTTCTGCCCCATGTTGCCAATACGAATCACACCACAATGGTCAACATCCAATTTTGCGTATGTATCACCATTCTTAAATGCCTGATATACCTCATCTGGATAGTTGTTCTGAATCTCGGTCTCCTGATTTTCAAAGAATAGTGCTTTATTCTTCTTATCCTTCAGCATAGATTTGCTCAAAGCGGATTTCAGCTTAGACATGTTTATAAGCACAACAGGCTGACCATTCGATAGGTAATCACTTATCTCAGCAATACCAAGAGGGTAATAATCTACAATGTAGTTCTCATCCTTTTGACGAAGGTATGTAATATAAGTGCCCTCGGCGTAAGTCATCGGAATGGCAGCACGCAACAGACTTCGCACGTTGATTTGTGCGTTGAAATCATCAATCACTTCACGGGCGTAATTTACCTGTTTTGTCTTATTACGCTGTTCAGGGAACTGTGCGAAACTGCATTTAAACTCCGTATTAACATTCGCCTCAATCGCATCATAAGTAATGCCAATCAGGTCATCCTTGTTGATGTAATTACGGATGATTCCATTGACCGTCTGCACATTCGTCAGACTTGACTGTAGCCCTTGTGCAAGCTCATCAATTCGGTCAACGGTCAGTGTCTCAGAGGAGGCTGAAATTTTCAGATATGTACTATACTGCTTATTTTCAGGGTCATAAGACGCAACTGCATTTCGGATGACGTTATTCATCCTCTCTTCTGAAAGTTCATTCAAAGAGGTAATAACTACAGTACCGTCATCTGTCTGTGAAGCAGTCACGACATCAAAATCTTCCTTTTTCTTTCTTGCCACATTTTCACCTCCTCTGCTTAGAAGTCAATGTTAGAAATACAAATCGGCGGAGCAGTCATTGTCTCCACCGCAGACTGGCGCACTTTATCCTTACGACGTAATTCGTATAGACGATGAGCAAGTAAAATTGCAACATAGAACCTATCATCGTGAATTTTGTTGGCAACATCAGGTGCCAAAGCATATGTTACGGTCGTATTTTCAGAGTTTGTCGTTTTCTGAATACTTGTGATCTCGTTCTTCATCAAGTCGATGTTAACCCACGCAGTCTGTTCCTCTAAGGAAAGTTCATGCGTCTTCAAAATTTCTTGACCAGTTGATTTATCCACACCGTCTACTACCTGAACATAATCTCCGCCGTTGTATTCAAGAGGGAAATGAATGACACCAAGATTCATCAGCTCAATAAATTCCTCAACCATTGCAGTGCGGAATTTACGAGGACTAATTAGACGTAGCTTATCAACAGCATCTGGGTAACGGGTATCATATCCTTCATATAATTCATGATTTGCGTCGATAAAACCACGATGTTCTGCGCCTGTTTTATCAGTCCAATTGTTAAGTAAACCGTCCGCATATGTGGAAGTACCACCGCCGCCAGCGCCTTGGTCAATCATCAATCTATCAATGTACTCGTAATCAGGATTTTGACCATTGTAATGTAGAATCAACTCATGTAACTGCTCAAGCTGACGATTAGAATCGAGCTTGAATTTTTTCTCGTTCGCAAGATCAACCATGTTCACGCAATTTATAATGTCGCCACACATGCCGTTTTCTGGATCGTTATAAATGCGCATAACGCCAACAATAGAGTTATCCATTGTGCGGGCAGGATCAAACGCAAGAATATACTGATAGTTCCTATCCCAATAAAGCTGTGGGATATACTTTCGCTCATTGCGACGAACCGTACCCCATTTGATAATCTGGTTTACGCCACCATCACGGCTTGGTCGATTATAATACTCACGCAATGCCTTCATTTTATTTGACTTTAGAGCTGCATCTACCTTGTCTTGTGTCAATAGTGCTTTGTATGGCTTACCCTTCATATAAACTTTGATTGCAACGTCACAAATCATATCACAAACAAAATAATCTCGATCTCCTGCAATCATGCGCTTTGCAAATTGCTTGTAGTATTTATAAAAAAGCTTGTCCATCGTGTCCTGACTTGAAGCATAAACTAGCTGAGTAGGAACCTGACGAGGCTGCATTTCAGGATTATAGTCACTGTCAGTGTCAGTGACGAAATCCGTATTCTGTGTTGCAAAAGCTTCACAGACAACAATCAGTTCGTCGGAGCAGAATGCCGCCTCATCAAAGAAAATAAGACTGGCTCGCTTGCCACGCACACCATCTGGGTTAGAGTTCAAAGTGTTAATAGAACTACCGTTATAAAACTCAACAACATACCCGGCTGGATTATGACTAAAACCACTTTTGTTGGTTGCAGACTTTTTCGTTTCTTTCTCTGCTATATCTTGCAGACTACGGATAGACGCAGCCGTCTTACCAACACGAGTAACAATTTCCTCAATCTTATTAAATGTCTCTTTTGCCTGGTCACCCACATTACTTACAATGTAAATAGATTGGTTCTCATATAATATTGCCTTTAGGATAATGAAAACAGAACCTACAAAAGACTTGCCAAAGTTTCGACTACACGCCTAAAGAACATGACTTGCATTCCAGCTTTGTTCCAGCATATATGCCTGAGCGTCAAATAATTGGATACCCAATAAATCTCTGGCCGCAATAACAGGATTGCGCCGATAGAATGCAATCGTTGCCGCATCACACTCATAAATCTTACGTTTTGCGGCTGTAATAATAGGCGCTCTTTGTTTAATCCTCATACGGCATCACCATCCGTATCTTTTACACTTGCGTCAACACCGGCATCTTCCAACAGCTCCTTGAGCCGCTGATTCTCAATCAAAGACAGCCTGTATTTTTCTTTCGCGTCATCACTTTCTTTCTGAAACTTATCAATCAGTTCTCTTTGTATATCGAAAATTTCCTGCTGGTCATTTTCGTCAAAGAAAGCGTTTTCCTTGATTGCCTTAGAGCTCATATCTGCCGCCCATTGAGTGCCAGGAGACCGTAACTGATCGTAGAAGTTTGCTTCTGCGCCAGCAATATCCTTTTCACGCATATCCTTCATTAAGAATGTAAGCGTATTACGTCCTGCATCCTTGTTGGAACGGTTCTTGACAGAAATCTCATTTTCCTTTGCAATCTTGTCGTTATTAGAAACTAGCTTAACCTTAATGTCATTCAGACTTTTGATTGCCTCAGCCGAGTTCATCGGGTTTAAGCGGGCAATCTGCAAGTCGATTTGTCGAATCTGATTATTATTGTTCACGACCTGAACAATCTGAGATAGCTTGAATGGGTCGTCCTCAATACCATCCTCAAAATACTTGATGAGTTCACTAAACAAATAGCGACGGTCACCCTCGTTGTAACCATCAAATGGGTCGTATCCAATAACAGAAATACAGTCATCCTTTGCTTGAATCTCTGCTTTCGACCACTTCTGTTCCTTCTCTTCCTGTAAATCGAGAGCGTTTTTATTGAGTTCACCGTTCACAAGAGTGTTAGAGAAAGTTTGAAATTGATAGTTACGAGCGTTTCCGATAATCCGAAGTAGCAAACCCATCGTTACACGGCCATTATTTTGACTAATTGAATCAAAAAGTGAATTGTAAAATGGTACGTCTAAAACATGAGACATGATCATACAGGCAGTACGATCACTTCCAAATTTACGAGAATATTCATCAAACATCTCGTTCACACAATCCTTACAAATAGGCGCGTAACAATCATTTGCTTTCCATAAACTTGAATATGTAATTTTATAAAAGTGACCAACTGCCACGTCATATTCTTTTCCACAACGTAAACATTTAAAAGTCTTCTTGTTTTCTGTCCCCTCAAGAATAATATCTTGGTCTATGACTTTTTTCTTACGCGGCATTTAGTCACCTCTTTCCGTTCAAAAATAAAAGCCGTAGAACGTGCGCACATCCTACGGCAACAAATACACCCTCTACTGTGCTTGTAAAACAGAGGCCGAGAGTGTTTCCTTCTATAAAAGACCTATCATGATACGCATCGTCGAGAGGCTTAATAGGTTCTGTTCAAAATTCGACCTCAGCATTTTACACCGTAGTGAGCCGAGGTCTTTATCATCTATGTGGACTTATGTCCTGCCGACGAATCGGCTAAATTTTGTATTTACGGCCAGCTTTACGCCGACCGTGCCACCTGAAATACACAGGCAGGACTGTTCATAAAAGAACCTACCGCCAGAGGGAGTAGAAAACTGGCAATAGGCTTGCGAAAGGGGAGATGTTGGGTGCGGGAGTTGGATTTGAACCAACGACTTTCGACTTATGAGGACGATTAGCTACCAGACTGCTGTATCCCGCGTTATATAATGCCTAAATGTCATCTATTTCTTAATCGTGTGCGCATCACAGGTTAATCATAGATCGACTTCGGACTTGCCTCCAACCGCGAATTGGAAGCCATTTTTGGCACGCCCAGAGAGACTTCAACTCCCAAGAGGCAGATTTAGAGTCTGCTGTTTTAAGCAATTAAACTATAGGCGCATAAAACCTACCTTTTAGCCGGTGGTAGGGAACCGGTATAATATAGGCCCTCCGGGAGAAGGACTGGCGCGGTCTCAGAGATTCGAACTCTGGCATCGGGTTTACCGACCTAACGGTTTTCAAGACCGTTCTCTTCAACCACTTGAGTAAGGCCGCACAATAACCCTACTTTCCTGCACAGCTACCTTTATATAAAGGTGTAGGGAATAGCCGTACAATCTTTGGTGAGCCAGGTTGGAGTCGAACCAACGATGTTTCTAATGTCACGGAGTTACAGTCCGCTATCTTCGCCACTGGATATACTGACTCATAATAAAACAAGCATCCATCAAGCTATCCGAGCTAAGTTGAATTGTTCTCGTGTTGATAAAACGCTTGTTTTAGACTTTAATGGTCCGCACTTACGGTGGCGGAACACATTGAACATAAAGCCTCGCTTTATTGGTCGCGATAAACCTGATGTCTTTTAACTTGCGCACTTACACGGCGCAACGCGAATAGCTTATCATTTCATTCCGCAGAATTACTTTGCATCCAATCATCCGTAGATTGAATTGGTCTAGGCGGTAGCAACTATTGACCGCACAGCTTGGAGCCACCTGTAGGAATCAAACCTACGACATATGTGGTACGAACACATTATTCTATCTACTGAATTAAAGTGGCATGGAGCCAGTGACATGACTTGAACATGCGAAATCCATAAAGGCATCGGGATTACAAAACCCGCGTTCTACCAACTGAACTACACTGGCACAATAAGCTGGAGCAATCGCCCCAGCACATAGAAAAGGAGACAACAAATGATGTCCCAAGCAGACCTTGCGGTCGTACTTCTTTTTTAAGTCCCCGTTTAGTGGTAGGGGCTCACCGCTTTTTAATTTAGACGTACAATGTGCGTCTTATCTTCATTCAGCCTTCCGAATTTATCCTGATAAACCAGAATAAATCCTTCTCGCTGAGATGGTGTTAATTTTCCATCTGCGTAATCCATTTTTGATGTCTCACAACAACAGCCCTGCTCATAAATTACAGAATTACCGATATCATAATGACCTGTTTTATGAGTGTGTGCCATCACGATAGTATCAAAGAAATAATCATTATCCTTGAAATACCGATATGCCTTTTCTGCTGTTTTCAACATACCGCTAGAATAAGCAAGTGGATGCACAAAAATTGTTTCACCAACGAAACTAAACCAAGTATCGTTATAAACAATCTCGATACCACTATCCTTAAAAACATCAGTCAGAGGGTCGTAATGAACCTTTGTATGAAGCTCCTTGTTGTAATGGTTAAAGCCATCAACAAAAATAAGCTCCAAAGATGTCTTTGGCATCAGTTCAAGCAAGTCGGTGTCCAGATTCTTAGCAAGATAATTCTGGAAACGTAAGTCATGATTACCATAATTTACAATAACCTTCTTAGGCTGAAGTATCTCAATTAGGTCAATCATATACTGACGTGCAATCAGAATTTCCTCCATTGGACTCTTACGATACACCTTATTGAAACGAGAAATGGCCTGCGCATCTACCAGATCCCCGTTTATCTGAAGGATATCAATCTTTCCAGCATACTCACTAAAAGTCTCAATGGACTTCTGGAATGGAATATGTAGGTCGGAAATAGACAGAATGCAGGTTCCCACATCTCTATTAGATAAGGACTCCTGATACTGCATACCCGCACGGAATGCCTTAAAACGCTTGCGATATGCGCACTCACCAAAATTCTTACCCAACTCATCATTGAGCACCTTGGATGCGCCATCCCAAGTCAACTCTCTAGCCAGAACAGCATTCCCGATTCTTACAAAGAAGTCATCGCTCGTTTCTTCTGGCCGTTTATTATAGCAACCCATTGGCATCAAGCCGGGTCGCCCAGCAGCTCATCAGAAGTGGAAATATTGATGGTGACACCCTCAATACCATCCCACTTTGCCAGAGCTTCATTCAGATTGAAGACATTCTCGCCATCCTTGGTAATCTCGGTGATAGTACCCTCGGCAGTATCAATAATAGCGTTCTTAAAAACAACACTCTTCTTAGCAACCATAATTCTATTCTCCCTTATATTTTATTTTAAAATTGAAGTGGCTTAGACTAACCCATATTTCCCATAATAATTCTCTACGGTAATTTCTGGGAATTTGCCATTTAACAAACTAGCCCACTGGCTAATCCAACTATTATGGAACCATTCAAATTTTTTAATAGCTTGTTCTACTGTTTTATATCTACGCAAATCAATCTCAACATAGCGTCCATGTGCCTGCGCATAATCTTCTTTGATTTCATCATGAATACAGCTTTCAATATAATCTTCTTCACTCGTATGAAAATGAGGAGTATATCTATAATGTTGTTCACCCATGACTTCACAAAAAATCTTTTCAGACGGAATGTAAATATCGTATGGCATCCAACGACCCGTTTTTGGATTTTTCACAGCTCTATATTCTGTAATTGTATCTGGATAGTTTTCCTTACAATACTTCTTTAAGCCAGCCGCAACTTTGCTGTCGTTTTTACGCAATCCGCAATCATAGCACCCGGCTCCCTGAGAAAAATTTGCCCATTGAATTGTTTGCTTTCCATGAATCGGACACAAATATACTAGTTTGGAATGAGCACCTTTATAATTATTTTTTGTAGATAACAACGTATATCCACGGCGTTCAAACTCTTTAACTACAATATCAAAGTCCAACATCTGTTTTTCTTTTGACCGAGCTAAGCCACACTCATTGCAACCACGTCCACGCATAAAATTATTCCATGAAATTTCTTTCTCGCCATGTAACGGACAAACATAATGTAATTTATCCTTTGTGTATGATGAAATTTCATTTTCTTTTGTTAAAAGACTGTAGCCACGCTTATTAAATGCATCCACAACATTTGGATAACGAATTGCTCTTTTGTTATTTAAGTTTGCATTTTTACTTGCACAATTTTTACATCCGCATCCAGCAAGAATAGACTGCGGAAACATTTCATATTCTCTACCACATTCGTTGCATTTAACCAGAATGCGATCTTTCTTCTTTACATATTTACCAATGACTGTAATCTTATGATTCTTCAGCCTAGCTTCTTCCTGAAAACTGGCATTTGTTTTCTGCTCGTTTGTTTGTGACAAAATATTCACCTCAAAATTCAAGCATATCTGCCCAAGTGCTAATCCATCCACGGTGATTGGTCTTCAATTCGCAAACAGCAGCACGCTCCTTATCACGGAAGTGCTCAAGAAAAATTTTAAATCCTGAGTTCTGCGGATTTTTATATAGGTCACACTGCCCAGTATGACCCAAACATACGACCTTGCAACTATCGTGGCACCGTGTAAGAATTTTCTTTAGGTCCTCCCGGTATACATTTTGGCACTCATCAACTAATATTACTTTATTTTTAAAATTGATGCCACGCATATATGTATGAGTAGTCGCCTGAATGTAGGCACCATACTTTTCACTCTCTGGATCATCTTCGCTTTTGACAACTCTTGATGGGTTGATACCAAGCGTCTCAAGTGCCTCAAAGAGCGGTTCCATGTATGGAGCACTCTTTTGCTCTTGAGTACCGGGTAAATAACCCTGTTTCTCTTCCTGAGTAGGAGATGCAATATAAACGATTCCATTGTATCGTTCATACTGGACAAGCAGATTTGCAACACCCACAGCGATAGTAGTTTTACCAGTTCCGCTTACAGAGTTTGTAAAGATAATATCAACGTCTGGACTCCACAGCATGTCCCTATAGTGTTTTTGTTCATCATCAAGCGTCATACCATAAAAACTAGAATACTCGTCCAGACTCTGCGGAATATCCTTCTTCTTACGCATTTCAGTCTTATCAGAAGCCATATATTATAACTCTCCCTTAATTGAATTCATCCACATCATCGCAAATCTTATCTACAATGCCAAAGTTGACCTGCTCATTAGCGTCCAGATACCAATCCTTCGCTTTATTCTTGGTCATAGTCTTCTTATCAATGGTAGAGTGAGCCATAATATACTCACGCATCTTTACAACCTGCTTCTCATAGTAGTCCATAGCCATCTTAGACTGCTCAAAAGTACCCTGAGTACCGCCAGAGCCACTGTGAATCAGTGCAGTAGAATGAGGCAGGGCAAAGCGCTTCTGACCAGACAACAGCATCACAAGAGCAGCGCTCATTGCAATACCTGCGTTAATCGTCCAAACAGGAGTCTTGCTCAGTGCAACAACATCAATAAAGCTGAACATGGCGTCCAGCTCGCCACCATAGCTGTAAATAAACAGCTTAATAGGCTTGCGCTGCTCAACAGGGACATCCTTGTCGATACGGTTGTACTGCAGAATCTTGCGCTCAATCTCAATCAGAGACTGGTCAATCTCAAAGTCAATAAAGAAGATGCGATCCTTCTCGTCAACATAGAAGTTCATCATCTCAGGAGATGGGAGACCGCCACCATTCATCAGGTTAGTGATCTCCTCGGGCAGCTGAATTTCAAAATCCAAAGTCCGTACCTCGTTCTTTCATAAATTAGTCTCGAATGCCACGCTTGGCACGCTCAACAATTTCACGAGCTTCAATATTAAACGGAATCAACTCCAGATAGCGGACAGACTCCTCAATAAAACGCTTGTGACGAGTCTTTGCAATAAAGACATGCGGATAAACCTTACGGATTTCTTTGGCTTCTGCTTTGGTGATTTCGATCATTTAGGTCATTACATCCCTTCAAAATAAAATAGGTAGGAAGAAAACAAGCGTCCTCGCTCTCTCTCCCTACCATAACTATCCCGTAATGATTTTATATAAATATGTAAAAATACAACGTATCTGTGTTAAAATAATACAAAAATGCACGATTTATAAATCAAACATTTTTCTATTTTGAGATGTTTTCTCAATATTGATGCTTTTGGCGCACTTACGACAATATTTTTGTCTGCGCCCAGTCCGAGCAACGGTACGACCGCAACATTCACACCTGATGTATGGCTTTCCGCAAAACTGATTCCACTGAATCCCAGCAGTCTCGAAATTTGATACTGTAACTGCGATAGGCGGTTCTTCGTCTGCGATTAACACATGAATGTTCAAGTTGTCAATCTTCTTTAAGCTGGCAAAACCAATAAAACCAAGATTGCGCAGTTCTCGAATCATTTCATTCTGCTTATCTACATTTACAGAAACACCAGCCATACGGAAAATATCTCGTGTATCTTCCGTAATCCAATAATTACACTTGTTGTTTACAGCCATATGAAACTTAGCCAAACAAAGCATTGTGAACATGAGCCGTTGCATCGGTTTTCCATCCAAGGCAAGAATTTTCTGGGTTTCAGACTTTGTAACACTTACTCCATCAAGTTCAACCAATTGTTTTCCTTTGGCGGACGCAATCGCTTGCACGATAAAGTTCTCATCTAAAACTCTATTATATCCAAACATATGCGCCACAAGAAAATCATCAAGCTTCTTCTTGACTTCTTCCTTAGAGTACCCCTGAGAGAAATAAAGCTTTGCAATATAATGTAAAGCGTGCCCGGCGGTTCTGCAAGTCACATCTTTTTGAAGCAGTTCTTCTGCATACTCACGTTCATTCAATACTACCATTCGCATCCTCCTCTTCAATTTTGTTCATATCGACTAACACGTCTTTATAACGCTCACTACAATATTCAACATCACCATTATCGTCCTTAACAAGAACATGGGCCTTGTTGCCAGCCTTATCAAAGAGACGCTTAATAATAATATCAGGAAATAGAGCCCATACAATCGAGACACTTGAGGCGTTTTTCTTACAGAGGTCCAACAAAATATCACAAAGGATATTATCATCAGAACATTTTTGATGCATGGTACGCAACATATTTTCGTTGTAAAAATTCAACTTCTCAATTCGATCTGCGCCGGTTTCCTTGTTCTTGGTATTTGAATTGTCGATAACAGAGTTTGTTCGTGCGTATCGAAGATATTCTTTAAAGATAGGGCGAATACCGTAATACTGAGAATTTTTATATTCATCACCAGACTTGAGAGAATCGTAATCAAATTTACGCTTCTTTTTCAAATCATCTTCAAACTCTTCAAGTTCATCTTCAATAATCCAGCACAGACGATTCATAGTGCAGGAATTAACACCGACGGGCATACGGTAAAGGTAATATTGGATAACAACTTCATCAACATCATTCTTGACTTCCTTTTTCATCATCTCGTCAAGGCCATCAAAACCTTCCCATTTAATTCTCTTACGAGCTGCAGCCACATATTTTTTATAGTCCTTCATCTGAGAGGGGTAAATGTAGCTCATAAAATAAGGTTTGCGCCAAGCACAAATACGTGCCCAGAACTTCTTGTCCTCAACGACATCTGGGTTATCATCCTCTTTAACAACACAAGCCTTATTGTCATACCAGTATTGAGGCATCGGAGTAGTGGAAATGCCCTTTATGCGATCAATCGACGCCTGCTGATATAGCTGGCCGCATTTAATGCGATATGTTAATTCTTCGTACTCGCGGCTT